AACCATGAGTATCTATCTGATTTTTCATTTAACTCTTGTAGGAAAGTAGAATTTAATTGATCTACAACTGATCGTAACGCTTTATTTATTTGTTGTTGTGTTGATTGATCGTATTCGGTTTTTGGTTCAGGTATTCTTACTACTATTTTTGCCATTAGAAACTACCCATTGTATTAGAACCTCCAGGTCCAGATGACCCTGGAGAGCCTCCACCTTTTTCTCCTCCACCTGGTCCTTCCATAAATTCTTTATCTTGTGCAAAATTAGATTGATAACCACCTTGTTCTTCCCCTGGTTTTTGATTTTCTTGTTTTATTTTTTCAACCATAGCTTTTTTTGCTTTTTCTATTTCAGCAGCTTTTTTCTCTTCCTCTTCTTGAGCTTGTTTCTCTGCTAAATTTTTAGCAAATATTTGTTTTGCTTGTAAGTCAAATGGATTATTTAAACTTCTTAGTCCATAACCAGGAACATTTGTCATTGCTGAGATAACACTTGGACTTGTTGAAGAACCAATCATGTCTGGAACGCCATATGGTCTATCTATAGATCCTGATGAAATAGACTCATATTCATCTAGACCTATTATATTTTGACCGTCTTCTGTTTGAAATAAACCTGAGTTTATATTTCTGTATCCTTTTATAATATTTCCGTATTTATCTTTAAAATATTTAAGACTATCTTTATCTAAATTACCAAATACACCTATACCTCTAGGCCCACCACCACCTTCACGTTGTTGATTCATAGGTGCCATAGGTCTACGCAAATTATCAAGGGGTATTCTTCTTGTATCTAATAAGGATTCTAATCCCTCTCTTTCAGCTGTTGTTGGAACATCAATAAATCCACCAATATCAGATACGTCAGGTAGATCTGAAGATAAATATTCTAAATACCTTCTATATAAAGGATTCATGTTTTCATTCATAAATGATTGATAATAATTATTATAAAAATTGCTTCTAGACATTATCTTTTCCCATCTGGTTGTATATCTAATCTAAACGTACCAAAACGCCAAGATTCGTTTACAGCGTCATTTTCTATTTTGACGTTTACAAAACGACCCCTTGCTCTTGTATCTTTTTTATCAGTTGATGAAGTGATTGTAAAGGGGCTAAGACCGCTAGAACTGTCAGATTGTTGCGGATATCTTTTAATTCCTAGGGTAACTTTAGCATTACCCAATATTGTTTCAAAGTCAGGCACAAAACGTCTTACAGCAACAAATACTTCTCCTACTATACCGAGTGACATCGGTTGATTGGATAATGGACTTTGTCTTTGTTGAAGATCAAAATCAAATGATTTTATAAATGATGTAATGGTTGTTACAGTTCCTGTTTCATCAACTTGATCTGTTCCTACTTCATGTTCAAATAATTGTGTTTTACCTAATCCAGACTCACCCACTACAGTAGGAAAAGTTCCTGTTCCTGTACTTGTAAATTTAGTTCCAAATGGTTTAGGATATACTTCTGCATCAATCCAAGATGTTCTTGCTTCTGTTCCTGTATACCAAACTTTTTCAGCATAATTATATGTTACGTATTTATCATTGTGATCAGATCCAGATGCAGGATACCACCAAGTTATTTCTGTATATAAATTATTTATACCTGCACAAATTTGTTGACCCTTTGTCGTATCGATATTATCGTATACATGATCCTCGACGCTACAAGGTAGAGATCTAACTGTACCATCAAAAGCAAAAAATCCTTTTGGAGACATCCAAAAAGCTACACCATCAATTTCTATAACTGCATTTTTACCTATCAATCCACAATTAGTTCCCACTTGTTCAAAGCCAAAAGTAAATGGTGCACCTACATGTCTCATAACGTAAAGAGCGTTATCTGTCCAAACCAATATAGATTCTTTTGCTCTTATGGCTGCCATTATCTTTGTTCCATCTTGTAATCTTTGATTGCCAGCTGTATTTGTAGAAGTAGGTAGATAAGTGTTGATGTCTTCTTGATCAGAAAAAACTACAGCCATATTATCTTGTTCATTTGGCGGTGCACCTACAGGTGTAGGTATAATACTTCCAAAATGAACTAAGTGTCTTGTTGTCGGTGATACCATTGTAAATCTTGATATGGCTGGATTGTTTGTTGTTGCAAAACCTGATGTAGATATAGATGCTCTAACTGATGTAGGAGTATTTGCACCTGCATTCCAAGTAAACGTAGATCCATTTGCAACAGTTGCAATTAACACTTGACCAAAGTTATCAAGACTCCAGAGGCCTGGTTCTAGAATAACGTCACTTGATGTTTTAGCTGTGCCCCAAGTGCTTGCACCCCACGTACCTATACCCCAACCATAACCTTGTGTTTGAGTTTGCGGACCTATTTTTGCATATGGTGTAACGGTGACACTGCCTCCTGGACCAGCGTTACCTGAAGCGTTACTACTTTGTGTTATTTTAAAATTGTTTGCATCTACAACAGTTGTTACTTGAAATAGCTTGTCGTCAAAATCAGATGCAGAAAAACCTGTACCACTTGGTAAAGTTGTTGAAGATAAAGAAATTATATCACCTTCTTCTACTCCATGATTAGAAGAGGTTAAAGTAACTAAAGGTGAACCAGAAACAGTTGTAATGGTTGTTGAGCCTAAAGCTCCAATTAAAGGTGTAATATCAAAAAGTTCACCATCATAATAAATAAATAAAAATTTATCTGTGCCGATTGCAACATATCTTTTACCTGTTAAATCAACGAAAGCATGCATTGCTCTTGCAACGCCTACAATAGATTTTTTTATTGGAGATTGCCAACCACCTACTTTTTCAGGTAGACCATATCTAAATCTGACGTTGTCAGAATCTATCCATCTATTTTCTGCACCAGCAGTTGTATTCTGTTTGTCTATGCCTGGTCGTATTTTAAAGTCAACAAGAGCCATCTTGTAAGCTCCTTACGCTGTATTTGTTTTAAATGCCCAACCTCTTGTAGCATCTACATAAACTAAAGTAATTGCTTGGCCATTCGTACTTAAAACTAAGTTTGATGTTCCTGAATTTATAGGTTGACTATTTCTATCTATAGTTAAATTATTTGAATTAAAAGTTCCTCTTGCATCAATAAAAGTAACTTCATCTCCTACAGCTGGAGAAGCTGGTAGTGTGATTGTAAATGCTGAACTTGTTGTGTTTGCAAAAATTTGATCACCTGCAACTGCAGTGTATGCACCTGTTGCTGTGTGATATCCTTTTGTAATAGGTCCTGAACTTATATTTGAACCATCTGAATATAAAACCATTTTAGCACCTACAGGAACTGTAACTCCTGTTCCTGATACAGTTTTCACAGTTAGTGTATATTGAGAAGAGGATCTTGATGTTGCATCTTCTATTATAAATACTCTTTCAGCAGAATCTGGCATGGTAACTGTTCTATTAGCTGTTAAAGTACCAGTTAATTTATAGTATAAATTTTTACCGTTAGATGTTGAAAAGTTAGTTAAAGCTAAAGCTACATCTCCAGATCCAACTGCTAAAGATAAATATCCTGATGCTGCTTGTTCTAATATCTGTAGATTCGTATTTGTAATTGATCCCCATGTACCAGACTTTTCACCTGTTGTTATGAGTTCTAGTTTTAGGTCACTTGATGTACTTGATGCCATATTATTCTCCTTATATTACATATTATATTAATTTTCAACAGAATCAAGGTTTTGGTGGCACTGGTAAAGGATCTATTTCAACCCAAGTTCCTGTTGCCCCCGTTGTTATTGGTGTCCATGTCTGTGAAGCACCTGGATCTATATCAGCCCATGCTCTTATAGATACCTGACCTGTTGATAAATTTACTCTACTTCCTGTAGGTGATACGTTTGCATCTGCAATAATTGTTACAGTTCCTGTAGAAATATTGCTTCTATTACCTGTAACATCAACGTTCGCATCTCCAGTTACAGTTACATTACCAATGTTAATATTTAATCTGTTTCCAGTAACATTGACAATTGCATTACCTACAACAGTTACACTGCTGTTACCTATATTAATCCTGTTGCCTGTTACATTGATAGCTGCGTTTGCATTTACAACTACGTTACCAACTGCAATATTAAATCTATTACCTGTAACATTGACTACAGCATTTTGAGGTACTGTGTTACCACCGAATGTGGTTACTGCAAAAGGAGTTCCACCAAAAAACATGGTTACGCTCCTGAATCGATAATGTTATTGCCTTCTATCTTGGCCCATTCTTGAATTTCTTGATAGTGTCTGTTTGCCTCTGAATGTGGAACTATGTGCTCGGTTCCATCAGAATATTCTACTCTATAGTTAAAATCTGTATTATCTGTTATTCCATATTCTTTTATAACTGAAACTATCATTTATAACTCCGCATCAAATGTTATTGTATAATCACCATAAAGTCTTATTGGTTCATTGTTATTAAGACCTGATGTTAGATTATTTGCAAGATATGTTACTTGCTGTCTATTAGGTGTTCCATCTGAACCTATGCTTGATGTGTTTACATTACCGCCAGTAGCAGTATGACATTTTAAATTTGACAAAGTTCCTATGCCGCTAACTGTTGGCTCACTTCTCATTATAGGATTAAGTTCCATGTAACATTGAGCCTGACTAACTGTTCTTGCTAAACCCATGGCGACCGTTTGATTATTGGAAAATGCATTAGGTGATAAAGATGTTCCTTTTGTTTGAAAATATCTTTTACATCTTTCTAAGTTTACATCAATTGGCAAGAACTCAAAGTCGCTGGCTTGCGAGCCTGCCTCAAGTTGAATTCCAGTTATGTACCATTCGTTTGATGTATTGTCTCCAAGATTAACTTGACCTACTGCTCTGTTTGCATTGGTTCTACTTTCCCATGACGTTGCTAAAGTACCAGAAGTAAATTGTGTTCCTGCTAACAACCAAAAATTGACTCTTGCACTAGCTGCATTGTCATTATCAAAAGCACCAGTGGTGTCTCCAACAAAAGTTATTGTTTTCTTTTCCCAAGTATCCGAAGATGAAATTGTATAGGACTTACAAATTACTCTATTGTTATCACTATCTTGAAGTTCAGCAATATATGTTCCAGTCTTATTTGATTTTACCCAAAACGATAAAGTTGTGCTTTCAGCAGAGGATGTTCCTTTTTTTAAATACTGTAAATTTTGTCCTTCAAGTCTTGTATGAATCATAGCAAAGTTATCAGCATCTAAAGATGCGTCAGCAGTTGTGCAATCAAACTTCATAGATTTTGCAAAACCTTGACCAGTAGGTACATCTGTATCTTGTGAAATTGTAAATTGATAAACGTCAGTTCCACTTATGTCATATTTAAATCTATCTAAGGTATAATCATCATCATTTGCACCAGCAAAAGAAGTTCCTCTTTGTGCAATGCTCATGTCACCGTTAATTATTATATTTCTAAAATTAACGCCTCTGACATCTGCGATTGCTGGGTTACCTATTCTAGTTATTGCCATATTAACTTCCTATCCTGTATGCTCCAAAGTATGTTTTATCTGAATTTCCTTGAAAATCTTGAGTGCCACCAGAGTTTTGAAATCCAAATAATTCTACATAATCAGATGAACCATTCATATTGACTACAGTAAAAACTTTTAAATATGGTGAATGTTCATTTCTCATGCCACCATGAGCAATATTTGTTCCATTTAATCGTATCATTAAATCTAATTCATTAAAATCAGCAGTAGCACCAGACCTTGTTGAACCATAGACATAATATTTACCAGCAACAGTTGGAGTAAAACGGTAGTTAGTTGAATTATCATACATACTATCTGTATCAAAATCCTCTGTATTAACTTGTAATTTAGTTGCTGTATTATTACTTAAATCTTGATTACTTGACATGTATGCATGAAAAGCAGGTGTTAAAATATTTTGCGTTGTAAAATTACCAGAACCATCAGAAGTAATTATAGCATTTCCACCACCGTCTTGAATTGTGTTTACTTTTAAAATACTACTCATATTATGCCCCTATCCTGTATGCACCAAAATAACTATCTTTATCTCCACCAATTGCTGTCCAAGTTGATGTTGATACATCTCCTAAAGCTTGTATTTCTACAGTGTCTCCTTCAGATAAATCTGCAATTGCTGAAATTGGTTTGTCATAACTATTACCATCTGCAATTCCACCAAAATCAGAACTAGCTTGTGCAATTTGTGTAGAAGTATTTTTAAACATTCTTATAAACACTCTTCTTAAAGCATCATTAGTTGTTGCTCCAACTCTTACTGTTGCAAAAAAATAATATTTACCTGCTCTTC